GGGCGGCCTGACAGCCAAAAGCCCTCCAAGGGCGTTCCCAGCGTTAGCGTAAGCCTCTTGAGAGGCATCTTGCATCAAAAGCAGCCACAAGGCAATCAGAGCGGCTTCTTCCTGCTCTTTCTTCTTCTTGCTGGCGGCTTTCTTCTCCTTGAGCTTGGCGAGTTCTGCGGCAGCAATCAGCCGTGCCATCGCGTGACGATACGGAGCCTCCGCCTCATCGCGGATGCGGTTGTGTTCGCGCAGCTCTGGAGCCAAGTCTTGCTCCGCAGTGCGGGCTTCGGCGGTGACTGTTTCGACCGCATACAGTTTGCCGTCCGTCGCCTTGAGATGGAGCATTTCCGAACGCAGTTTGCCAGTGTTCTCCGCCTCGTCTGCGTCCTCTTTGACCAGATTGTGCTTCAGACCGTATTCAGCAGCCTCCTCGCGGTCGAGGAAATGACCTGATTCTGTCTCGAATCCCTGATGCCGTTCGGGAACCTTGGGCAGTCCTTCCTTGTGGTTCTTCATGCCCCAGTCCATCAGCGCGCCCATGTGGCTTGCGCCTTTGTATCTCTTGCCGTCGATTATCAGCACCGCGTGTTTGATTTTGCCTTTCGGCTCGCCTGCGGGATTGCTCGCCCACTTGCCGTTCGCATCGCGGTGTTCTTTTGAAACATCCTTTGATGTCGCCATTACAGGATAATCATGAAGCGGTGTTTTTTTAGGCTTTCCTGCGTTCCACTCATGTAGATATGGAGATTCGGAATTTCCCGATAAAGAAAAATGTTCGCCTTCTTCAGAAATTTTATTTTTAAGAGTTTTTATTGCTTTTTCAATGTGATGTTTTTTTACATCTTCGGGATTGTTTGTCTCCCAATCAATAGTGTGAGGAAATTCAATTCCTGTTTCTTTTTTAAGAATTGAGGCTCCTTTTGATTTTGGAGATGTTTGAGATTCGTTTTTATGATTTGCCACTCTAACTTTCCAAGGAGTTCCTTCATGTATTATGTAATGATAATGGCTTCCCCAAATAGATTTATCTGAATGAACTTCCCTCATGTCCTCATGTTCGTGAACGGTCACATCTCCAGATTTGGTGTGCCTCGTATATTCATTAACATGAGTTGCTTGAATCTTTTCAATCTTGCGACGCAGAATCTCGCGGCGGACATCGCTTGCGGTGATAGTGCGCTTGTCAGCGTTGAGTTGCTTTGAAAATTTAAGCCGTAAGGTTTTAGTCAGTTTGGTAACTGCTTCTTCGTTGTAAGGCGTGTAAGGCAAATCACCTTTTTGGTAATCTCTAATTTTAATTTCTTTTGCGCCAAGCCATGATTTCCAATATGTTTTAACCTCGTCTTCGCTTTGTATTCCTTTGGAATCTACAAACTGTCCTTCTTTTTCAACTATTGCATGGGCATCAGATTCCTTACCGTCTTTATAAACAACTGAAATAGTTTTAAGATTTCCACCAATGTTATTTTGCAAGGCTTTTGCAACCATCAAACATCCGCCTCGCTGACAACCAATTCCTGAAATGCCTTCCTTTCCATGCTGAAGCGCGTTCCAGACAGCATCACTTTCGTCAGTGACATGAGTTTCGTAATTTATACTCGTCCACTGATTCCCGTGAAACGGATGACCAGACTTGTCGCTCGCGGTGATGTCAGAATCATTGATGTCTTTTCCTGACAACCGCGCCAGAATCATTTCTGACGAAAGAGGGGACGGACGCAATGCCGTCTTGCCGCTCGCTTGCAGCCGCTCTAGGCGGGCAAGAATCGAATCCGGCGTATTAAATTGTTCAGTCATTTTAATAAATAACCATGTTGGTGTTCACCAACGGAGTCTGCGCGCCAGTCGTCGGGTCAATCGTGTATCCTTGCGCGAACTCCGCGTCAGTCCAATACAGGCTCGACCAGCCAATCAGGTTGGGAGCGGGATTGGTCGCGCTCTCTGCGGTCAGATAATCCTGACCAGTCGGGTCGGACGGATGAACAACCGAAAGACCGTTCTTCAAATCTTCAAAATACTTTTCGCCCACATCGCGCCACTTTGCAAGCAAGTCTTTCATGTTTTCCATGATTGCGCTCTGCAAGTTAGGCGTCGCCGTGATAAGCGAATAGGCAGCGTAGTTGAGGACAATCTGTTCAGATTCAGGAGGGATGGCTCCAGCCGTTACCGACAATGGGAACCGATTCGCGTGCTGGATGCCTCCGCGCACTCTGGCAACCACCATCGTGACAATCTCGTCAGCGCGGTTCGGCATATCTGGGTCAAAGGCATCCGTGTCTTTGACATCAGGGTCAATGTTCTGGTTTGCCTTCTGGCGCACAAGTGCGGTCAGAACCTTTGCAATCGAATTGCCAGTCGGAATAATCCAGTTTGTTGCCATAAATTTTTAAGAAAAAAACTGGCGGCGGCGGTTCTATGCGCTCGCCGCCAGTTTGTTATAACTGACTTCTATCAGGGAATCGCGTTCACATACACGGAATAGTTCGTGTAGTTAACAGCGGAGGGAACGGTCACATACCCGATGTAGTAATAACCGATTGCGCCCTTGGTGATTGCGCTCTGGCTCAAGCTGGTCGCCGAACCCACATTGTAGGTCGAAGTGCCAGTCGTGCTGTTCACCGGAATGGTGTTGGTCAAAGTGCCGACCCATTCGATGTTCAGGTTCGCCAGCGACGCCGCGTTGGTGATGCTGACATTCTGGACGCTGCGCCCAAGCTGCCACACCACATTGACCGCAGTAGCGTTGGTCGCCATCAGGTTACCAGTAACCTGAAAGGCAATGTCCCGTGCGCCGTTAGCCGCAATCTTGATGACATTGGTGACCGAAGCATTGCTGATGATGCGCGGCCAGAGGCCGTTTGTCACCGCCGTGCCGCTGTTCGTGCTGCCAGTGCTGTTTACGAGCGTCGTCGGCTGGAAGTAGGAGTTCTGCGCTGAAGCAGAAACCGCGACCAGAGCCGCTGCGATGCTGATGCTAATGAATTTTTTCATCTTTTAATCCTTTATTGAATTGTTGAGTTGGTTTGTTGAGTGTTGCCCGCCCCCTGTTACGGAGGCGGGCAACGGTTCAATTAGGGAGCCAAGATGATGCCCTGACGCGGGTCGCCTTGACCGAAACCATACATGAGGCTCAAGCGGTTCGTGACCTGCGCGAGCTGATGGTTGACGTAACGGCAGTTCAACATCGACAGACCGGAATCGGGGTCGGTGACGACTTCGATTGCAGCGGTAGCGGGGATGTCTTTGAACGCCTGCGTGTAATCCTGCGGCACACGAGCAGCCATCAGCATCGAGGACATATTGCCCAAGAAGCCGACCTGATTGATACCAGCAGTTGCGAAGTCAACGCTCGTGCCATCCGAAGAGATGTTCGGGGAGGTCAGAGTGCCGTTGACGGCGGACGAGAGCTGCGATTCCAAGGGCTTAATCCCGTAGAGGGTCGGCAGTTCAGCGGATTCGAGAGCGGTCAAATCCTTGTTCACCAACGCCGTGATGGCTTTCGCGCTCACGAGGTTGCTGTCGGTCAGGATGCCGTCATGATAGAAGCTGTGCAACAGAGCAAAGCGGCCAATCGGAGGCAGCTTGGCGAGAGTCGCACGGTTCTTGAGGGCGACGAGTCCGGTCAGACCGAACGGCGCGCCAAGGCTGTATTTGTTCACCGTGCCAGTCCAAGTCGAGGTGTAGAGGGAGTTAAGGAAATCCTTAACAACCTGCTCACCAAGAGCGTAGGTCTGCGCGCCAACCTGTTCAGAGAGCAGGTTACGGACGGTGGAACCAAGCAACTGCGTGCCGAACGAAATCTGGACGCCGTTGTGCTTGTTGATGGTGACGGTCGTGTCAACGGTGTTAGCCGTCGAATCGCTCCAGCCGCCAGTCTGATTCCAAGTCGTGCCAGAGCCAGTCGCAGTCGGAGCGGCGTAGCTGGTCACGGTCGGAACCACGATGTAGCGCGTAAACACGGGCTGGTTGAACAGCGCGGGTTCATTGCGGAAATCGGTGGAGATGTAAGGCATGAAGTTGATGATGTTCTTGAGGTAGCCCAAGTTCTTCATCAGCACCAGACCAGTAGCAATCGTGCCGACATTCGTGTCGGTCGTGTCGCCAGCGCGGACGATTTCTTTCAGCGAGAAATCAGACGCCTTAATCAGCGGCTGGATTTCGCGGGCCAGAATCATGCCGAACTCGCGGCTCGTATCAATGGCAGCTTTGTGTTGACCAGCTTTGATAAGACCGAACTGCTTGCTCTGCATCTCGCACGCCTTGATGGCGCAATCAATCGGGTCAGCACTCACGGAGCCGAAGCCCAGCGGAGCGGAACCGTTCAGCTCGCTGCGGAAAGAGGTCAGGCGGGAGGCCATCACCTTTTCAGCGGAGCCATTCAGCGCGTCCACATAGTCGCACACGAAGGAGGCAGAAACGCCGTCTTCAATCTGCGCCATGCACTTCGCCATGACAGCTTCATCCTTGGGAGCGATAGCACCACGCGATTTGGCGCGGGCGATAGCGGATTCCACGGAGGCTTTGCTGGAGGCTTTGACAGCCTGTTCAGCGTTGTATTGCGTTTCGGTGACGGCAAAGCCGTCAGACGCAAGAACGGCAAACTCTTCTGCCGTCACTTCGACTTGGTCGCCCACCTTGAGGTTTGAACCTGCGCGGGCTTTGATGATAACTGCGTTCATCTGTTGTCCTTTGGTTATGGTTGTTTATTGCCCATTATTGCATTACAGGTAGGCGACCTGTCTGCCCAACAGGGCTAGATTGTTTTCATGCTTTGGTATGCAAGCCATTGGCACAAGTGTTTTTTTAACTATTTTTAAAAGTGCTTTTCAACATGAGCGATGATTTCTTTCGCCGCCTCGTGTGAAATGTGCCCGCCAGTTCCGTGCATCGAGGGAACATTGCTATTGGTTTGAATTTTGCGAGCGCGTTCATTCGGCCCCTTGCTGACCCAGACGGAATGATTTCCGTTCTCGTCCATTCCGTGACGATGAACCCAGACATTGTTTCCAATGTGAAAATCAGCACCGCTTCCAGTCTTGCGAGCCTGCCATCCCTTTTCCGCCCCCTCGCTCGTGCCCTTCGCCGTGATTCGGCTCATGATGTCCGACGCGGACGCCTTCGCGGAAGCGTGAAGCACTGATTCGTCGTGCTGTTTCATCACTTCGCCCATGTGATGAGCCAAGGCATCCTTGTGATGCTGTTCCAGCTTGTTGTAAGCCTTGTTCGTGTGAGCCTGCGGCGAGTTGTGTTCGTAATGACCCACAAGCTGCGTCAGCATCGCCGCACGGTTGCCGCGTGAAGCCATAGCCTGTTCAGCCGACTTCTGCGCTCCGCGACCGTAATTGCCCGACAGGATGTTGTCCGCCGCGCTCGCGAAATGCTCCGGCGATTTCATGTGTTCATGCACGCTGGCTTCAGCTTCTTTGCGGTCGCTCAACGGAGCGGCAGCATCGCGGCTGATTTTCGTGTGGTGGTGCATCATCTCGTTGCGCTCGTATTGAGCGTTCGAGGGCGACATGGACGGCGAGCCGCCGCCTTGATGCCGCTTCTCCCATGCCTTGCGGACGCCTTCGCTTGTGCCTGCCGCCGTGATAAGTTCGTTGTAAATCATAGATTGTTCCTGTGAGTCGTTGTGTTGATTGCCGAAAATTGTCAGAGCATCAGACGCGGAGGCGTCGGAGGCGTGATGTTTGTCCCAAGCGGAATCAGTTTTGACATCGTATTCTTTTCCATCTGCTCCAATGGAAGCAATACGATAACCAATATCGCCCTTGTGTTCAACCTTTATCATTCCCTTTTTGCTTTTTCCTGCCGCCTTATTGTAATGAGATTGCGCCAGTTCGTCGTGTTCTTTTGCGGCATTAAAATGCTCTTTAAAAGCGGAAGACTTTCCTTCCTTGTGTTCCTCAAACGCGGCTTCTCTGTGAGCAACCGCAGCCTCGCCGTGTAGGTTTCCGGCAGCGTGATGTTCATTTGAAGAGCTTACGTCTTTGATTTTATTGCTCGCATCATGCGCTTTTTTACTGAAATCAAGAGCGGTTCCTTTTGCTTTTGAATAACCAACGTGCGGCCTGCTTTGCCAAGACTTGCGAACTCCCTCGCTCGTTCCAGCAGCTTCAATCTTGTTTAAGATTGAGGAGGCGTCGGAGGCTTTCATTCCGTGACGCTGCATCAGCGCGCTCGTTGCTGAACGAGCTGGGCCAGTTACATAGTCCAAAAGATGCTCCGCTTCAGGGTCTGTAACCTCATCGTGAGCTTCTTCTGGAGTGATTCCGTAATGCTTTGCGATGTTATTTAAAATTTCAGACTTGGACTTTGGGTCAATCATGGATAAAAACTTCGCATTATGATGACCAGCAGCATTCGTGTTTCCAGCGGGCGCACCAGCCGTCACCTTGCCCTCGATGCCCAGAAACCGACGACGCACCGTATCCAGAATCTCGTTCGTCTCCTGCTTCTTGGCGTCCAGTTTTTCGAGGACGGAAGCGGAGTCGGAGGCGGCGACATTGGGTTGATACGCCGAATGAGGCACTTCAGGCATCCGCGTGCCGCCCTTGCTGCGCCAGTGCAGAATTGATGCCGCGTCGCTCACTTGGTCGCGATACTTGTTTTCCTGTTCAAGATGGCTTCCGCCGTGAGTGTGCATTGCTTCAGCAGCAGCGTGAGCATCTTTGGAAATGTAATGCAAAGCCTCATCGCTTTTCATGTGCCAATCATGATGCGGAATCGGAGGACGCTTGTCGCCGCGATGGCGAGCGAGCCAAGCCTTGCGGACGCCTTCAACCGTGCCGGATGCGCTGATTCTGTCCCATCCCTTGCTCGCGCCCTCGCTGGTTCCCGACGCCTTCACTGGCTTGCTGGGCTTCTTGTCCTCGTCCTTGTTGATTCCGACCGTCACCGCTTCGCGATGCAGTTCAGCGTGCGCGTCGTGACCGTCCGCGCAGAACTCGTGATACATCTTCTTGCAGTTCTCGCTGGGTTCAACATCGAGCGCGAGCTGGCGATGACTCGCCGCCGCAAGCTCATGCTGTCCGGCAGCGTGTTCGTGGCTCTGCGGCGTGTCCAGCTCGTGCGCCTCGTGGCTGGCTTCGTATGCGGCAGATGAATCTTCGTGACAGGCGCGGATAGTGGTTTCGCTCATGGTGTGGTCGGTTGCGTTAATCATTTCTTTTGCGTAAGCGTGATGAAAAAGAGATAAGTCTCCATGTTTTTCAGAGTGCATTTGGTTTCCGGCAATATCATGCGATATTCCGGCTCGTTGATGAGCTTTGAACGCTTTTTCGTGCGCTTCATGAGTTCCTTTTCTCCAAGCCTCGCCACTCGTTGAATAAGCGGAATGGCTGTGCAATCTTGCCTCTTTTTGTTCGGCACTTTCAGATTCAGGTTTATTCAAAAATGATTTTGCGGCATCGAAATGACGAATTGCCATTTTTTCATTTGGTTCTTCTGATTCTTTGCGTTTATGTTTCCCAGCCGCGTTTGTATTTCCAGCAGGCGCGCCCGCAGTCACCGCCTCGCTGGCTTTCACCGGAGGCATTTCATGGAACGCGGGATTGTTGGTCAGTGTGCCGACGCAGAACGCGACTCCCGTCACGCGAGCGGGGTTGCTCTCGCTGCCGCGCACGCCGTTCGGGAATGTCCAGACGCCGCCAATCTCTTTGGCTTTGGCGTAGTCGGCATCCGTGAAGAACGACGGCGACCAGCTCCAGTGAATCTTGCCGTTCACATTGCGCTCGCCCAGTGCGGTCGGCTCCGCAGCCAGCAACACGCCCTCATCGTCGCTCCAGCGGAAGCCGTGTGCAATCACGCTGGCTTCCTGCTCGCGATGTTCCACGCAGCCATAAGGCTTCTGGCGCGGTTTCTTGGTGCGCTGGGCATCGAGACTAGCCTGCACCGCGTTGGTCGTCGCCTTGTCCACCTGCACCGTCAGATTGATGGTCTTGCCGCGAAAGCCCGCGTTGATTGTGTGGATGCCTTTGGGCATGAAAGTGAACATGACCTCTTCGCCCTGCTTCCACTTGGTTTCAGGCTTCTCGAACGCTTGAGCGCGCCCCATGATGACATCCACTTGTCCGGCAGTCACAAGGTCGCCTTCGGTCACCGCGCTGCTCGCCTTGTGCGTGAACTCGCCGCCCATCTTCTTGTAGATGTCGGTCACAATGGCGTAAAATTTGGGGTCGCTCTCTTTGTAGGTCTTAAGAGCGGCTTTCTTTGCGTCGTCCCACTTTGATTCGTCGGCGACATTCGATGCGGTGATGGCGTCTTGTGTGAGTGTCATACTTGTAAAAGATATTTTGCGTGATTAAGTTCTCCGGTTATGTCAGCCAATATATTAACCAAATCGTCATCCTCTCCTGCGGTCAACTCGTGACACGCATTGGCGACCACTTCCAGTCCAATGTTCAAAATATCGCGATGGTTGGCATTGGGAGTCAAGATAATGTTGCTGATTGTTATCTCCCTGCTTCCGTTCTTGCCAAGCGTGATTTCGGTGAAGGTATCCACAAGCTCGTCCAGTTTGTCGTAAAGTTTGCCAAGCGTCTTGTGGTCGTTGTTCGTGCTGTCAGCCTGCCAGTGAGCCAGCTTGATGTTGGCGGTCAACGCGAGCAGCTTGGTGATGTGGGTCGTGTTTTTCATCGTGTCTCCAATTCCTTCAATTTGTCGTTCAACGCAATCATCTCTTCGCCTTGGTTGCCCGCAGCTTCCGCAGCCTGCACCAGAGCCTCAAGTTCCGCGAGGTCGGCGTCGCTGGCTTTTGTGAGGTCAACGGAGGGAGGAACAACGAACCATCTCTCTCCTCTATTGTAGGATTCAATGCGAGCTTTGCGGTTTTCTATTGCTTCAGGCGTTGCTAAATCTTCTTTTAGGTTTTCATTTAATGAAAACCTATCGTTTTCTCTGTCGTATTTTTCATATCCAGCAATCGTTTTATAAATTGAATTGTGTTGAGGCGATGGTGCAACTTCCCATTTGTAAGGGCCAATTTCTTGCTTGCCAGTTGCTCTGTAAGTTGGCTTGTGCTTTTTAGCTTCGTCTGTATTGGCAATCCACTTTCCGCCCTCATACCATTCGCCATTTGCTCCAAATTCACCACCAACCTTTGCGCGACGCTGGCTTGCTTGAACATCTTCCGGCTCTTCTTCCGCCTCCTCCTCTTCCCCTTCCTGCTCCTCGCCTCCATCAGCATCCTGCTGAACGCCTTGCTGCATCTCCATTTGAGCCTGCTGCTGCTGCATTTGCTGTTCCTGTTTCTCCTCGTCGGTCATGGGCGCGCCGTTGATTTTAATCTCGCCTTTCTGAATCACGATGTCGCCTTCTTCCGGCAGCGACAGGCCCAGCTTTTTGTAAACTTCGTCAGCCCTAAAAGGTAGCTGGCTCGATGTCAGCGCGGTCGCGAACTGGCCGACTTCCTGCGATGAAAGCGGATGCGTGAAATCAGGCTCGATGTTCGGGCACTCGTCGCAGTTCCCGTAGTTCAGCCGCAGGATTGCCCGCGCAAGCTGCCGCAGCGGATTGTGAGCGACCCACTTGGCGATGCCAATCATCTTCTCCTCGCTGACTTCCTTGTGCGTGTCCTGATTGCCAAGCGCGCCTGCGGTCGGCATCGTCGTTCCCGATTGACCCAAGAGCAGGAACAGGCATTGCTTGTCCGCTTCCTCCGCGATGTATCGCTGGGGATTGTCCGCTCCCATTGTGGTCGGAGGAACGATTGTTGCGGTAGTTCCCTCTGGGCGACGCAAACGGCGTTCGGGAGCCGCGTTTTTAAGCATGGCGTCCAGAGCTTGCAGCTCGTTCAGCGGCGTGCCGACCTTGAAAGTGATGTCGATGAACGGTGAGCCGTATTGCTTCGCGGTGTTCAGCATCCACTCGTTGTTGAACTGGCGCGCAGCCCAATACCAGACCAGCGGACGCATGAAGCCAGCTCCCAGAACGGAGCCGGAGCGCGAAATGAACTGGCTCGTGATGAACTTGTTCGGGTCGGGCGATTGTCCCTTGATTCCGTTGTTCAGCAGCTTCGGGTTGGCGTAGAGTCGGGCGTATTGGTCGTCGAAAACCGCCAGATTGCCTTGATTGCTGAAAGTAAAGTGACGCGGATGAACCCAAGCCGCAGCGCGAGGCATGACCTCGAATCCATGCTTCTTGGTCGTGCGCTCTTCCCACATGATTTCCTCAAGACTCAAGCCGTCCAGAACGGCGTCCGTGAAGTCATAAATCATCGAGGTGAAGCCCTTCTCGTCGTTCATGGGATTCGGCTCCATCGAACGGAAAGCGCGGTTCACCATCGCCGCTTTCTCTTTGGCTTCCTTGCTTGGCTCCTCGCCCTCTTCGGCGAACGGATGCACCACATATCGAGCGTAAGCCGCCGCCTCGCGCAACTGGTGACTCGCCATGCGGAAGGTCGGCCAAGTGTCGAGCATCAGGCTCAAGAGCTGCCATTGCTGCCACAAGTCGCCGCCCAGAGCCGCACGCAGCAGCGTGAGGCATTGTTGCGGGGTCAGCTTGTTCGGAAGTGCCAGATACCAAAGCTCGCGAGGGTCGGTATTGATGGCGCGCTCTTCTAGGTCGGCGGAAATGGACGGCAGCGCGGTCTTTGGCGGGTTCTTGTTGAACGGAGGCAGGGCGTTGACATAGTTGACCTGCGAATCGTTGGAAATCTCGTTAGACGGCAGGAACGGAGCCTTGGCGAGTATCTCCTGACGCAGAGCCGTGCGTGCGGCAAATTCCGTGCCTTCCACGCGGATGCGCGGGGCACTCTTGGTAATGTTAAAGCCTAGAAAGTTAGCCATCTTGCGCCAGTCTGATAGTCGCGCAACTGCTGACGCAAGTTTTTTTTGAACTTTTTTTTGGGGTTAGTAACTTCCCCCAGTCGGCTTACTGCTTGACGATTGACACTTCCCAGTCCCCGCCGTTCTGGTCTTGCGCCAGATTAGCGTTAAATTCAGCCGCTATCTTGTCCGCTTCCTCTTTGGTCACCAGTCCCGCTGCGGTCATGTCGATTGACATTCCCTTGCCGACCACCTTCACCGCGTAGCACTTCGAGTTTTCAACTACAACCGGAGCCGGAGAAGCAACCGAAGCTGCGGGCATATTGAAATTAAAGTTTTTTTCGATGTATTCAAACCCAGACGCCGTGAAAAACTTGACCACTTCGCCGTCCTTGTTCAGCAGCGCACGGAAAACGATGGTATTCGGAGCAATCACATATCCGTTCCCGTGCTGGGCGTCATGGTTATACTGTCCGGTCTTGACCCAGCCGCCACGAACCGTCTTCGACCACGCCAGACCGCCGCGCAGCTTGCCAGCGGAGGCTCCGCGAGTCTTGCGACCGCCGACGATGGATTCCAATTCCGCTTCCGTCAGGTTGAACCACTTGCAGGCCATGCTGACCGACCAGTCGGAGGTGAGTCCGCTTTCGCGGCTTGAGATTTCTGCTTTGTATTTCATATTCAGTTTTCGGTTTCGGTGCGGTCACCGTTGTGGCGACCAACTGATAAGAATTTACGACATAAACTTCAAAAGCGCAACATTTATTTTTAATTATTTTTGGGGTTAGTAACTTCCCCCAGTCGGGTTACTTGCTGATGACCATCTTGCTGGGACGGCTGAAGAATCCGAACAGGTTGTCGTTCGGTGAGGCGTTGAAGGTCGCCGTCATCGTGATGCTGTCGCCAGCGTTCACCAGCAGCTCGTCCTTGTCGCCCATGAACGGCGTCGCAATCTTGTAACAGGTCTTGCCGCCGTTGCCGTAAACCTTCACGCCGTTTCCAAGGTCGAGCAGCAGTTTGACCTGCACTCCGAAGTCGCTGTTGACCAGCTTCGCGCTGATGACCTTGGCGGTCAGCGTCTGACGACCGGAAGGAACCGTTCCGGTCGCGGTCGAACGGCGAACCGTGTCGTCAATGTGCATCTTCACGAGGAACTCAATTTGCTTGCCGCTGGGATTGCCAAAGCGGCGAATCTTGTCCGCTATGTCCTTTGCCGTGCGGTTCACTCCGGTCTTCGCCCAATCGAGAGCAGCTACCGCCAGCGGGAACTTGGCGCGGACATCGCGCTCGCGAGCAGCGCACAAGGCGCGTTCAGCGAGAGCAACCGAAGAGCGGTCGAGGTTCGCGACGAGCGGGCTGTTCTTGAGCGATTCAATCTTGCGAGCGCAATCGCGACCGACGAAGAAAATCTCAAGCGTCGGCGTGTGTTCAATCACGCAAGCGTATTTAATGGCGTGACCGCAGCAGGAGCAACGATTCGCGCTCTTCAGACCGCCGCTGGGAATCCGGTCAAACGCGGCTTGATTGTAAACCTCGTATTCGACTTCGGTNGTGAAATCGTTCTCTTCGCCAGCATGAGCGACTTCAGTAGAAACGTGAGCAAACGCGACGACGGTCAGGTTGGTCAGCGGCAGGGATTTGATTGAGTTGTTCATATTCAGTTTTCGGTTTCGGTGTGAGTCGCGTTGTGCGTCTCATCTGGAGATAATCCTACACGGTTCCAGCCGGAGCGCAACAATTATTTTCATTTATTTTTAGCCGCTCAATCGTATGTCCTGCAACCGATAATCCCGCGTTATGCTACATAGCTCATGCACGATACACTCGTCAGGTGTATCGTGCATCAGCCTTAAATCATCGCTGCTGGGTCTTGCGTCGCGCTCCGGTATGCCTCGACCACTCGAGCAGCGAACCGCTCGCATTGGAACTCGCCGACCTTGTCGCCCTCGAATCCGCAGATGGCGTGACCTAGTTCGTGAGCCATCAGATGCACGAAGACATCGAGGTCGCCTTCGCAGTGCATTGTCGGAGAGTCGGCGTAGCGGTGATACCTTTCCGTGTATCCTGAATATCCGCGACCCATCCGCAGGAATACATCGACCGACCGCATTGTCTTTCCGCCGCGTCCCGTGTTGATGCTCGCCCTGCCGCTCCGCGTGCGCTTCTTCGATGCGAACACGGTGAGCCGCACTTCACGCGGCACATTCCTGCTCAAGCTGACGCAGGTCTCCTTCGCCATGCGTGCCGCGAACTTGTAAATGTCTTTGACCTGTTCCGTCGTGAACTGGAGCTTGCTGCTGATTTTGTATTTCGTTTTCATTTTTGGTTTCGGCGTGAGCGTCGTCATGACGCCCAACTGGAGATAAATATATACGAACCCAGACCGAACACAAGATTTATTTTTGGAAAAGATATTGCTGGGGATTCCTCATTGCGCGGAAGTAACTACTTCGCCGCCCGCGTCGTCATGATGGATTATTTTGATACGCGCCCCAGCTCGCGTAATATATGCGCGGCTAAATTGTTTTGAGCGACCGCTGATGCGCTGCCGCAATCATGTCGATGCGCTCGCGCTTCTTCTCGATGTCCGCCCAGCCGTCCGGCATATCGCTGGTTGCCCTGTTCTCCTGTTTGATTTTTTTCATTATGCTAATCGCCGACCGCCTGATTTGTCCTCTCGCGTCCTTGAGCTTGAACGGTGCTGCCGCGTGCCCGAATCCGCGCCTGATTGTCCGGTTGTGTTGTGTCATAAATTGTGTTGCTCGATGACGCTGGCAGAGTAAGTTGCGTGCAGCTTCTCGCCGCAGTCGCAGTATCGCGGATTGTCGCGCAGCTCGCGTTTCACTTCGTCCAACTTGGCAAACAGATTGCAGTCCTCGCCCTTGGCGTCGATGACCGCGAGCTGCTCGCGATTGAATTGGCACTTGTCGCAGCGGACAAGAACATGGTGCATGATGGATTTCATTTTTTTAAGTGCGGGTTAGTGACCTCCCCGCTTTGGTTGATTAGAAGTTGAAGTCGTAGTGTGCGCTCCGTCCCGCGACCAGCCGCAGCGTGCCGTTCATAAAGCGACCGTTCTTGCGGAGGCGGAACACGGTGACCAATCCTTCGGCGTCCGGCTCGTAAGCCCAGCGTTGCACGCCGCTCGTGTGACCGCAGAAACCGCCCGCAGTGAATTTCAGCGCATCCGGCTCGCCGCTGCCCGCGCCGTTCAGGAGCGTCTGCTTGTCCATGCGAACCGTGACCGACTTTGCGGTCACCGCAATCACCGTGCAGGCTTTCGCGTCGGAGTAGTGGAGTTCGGTCGCGCCGTCGCCGACCTTGAAGGTGTGTTGCATTTCGATGTTTTTCATATCAGTTTTCAGTTTCAGTTTTTTGTGTGAACCGCGTCGTGCCGTTCACTGGAGATGAGATTATAGCATCCCAGCCAAAGCGCAAGAATTATTTTGAATTATTTTTGGCCTCACTTTGCGACAGCATCGAAACGGAAACCCAAGCCCAAGCAATCACGATTGCAAACAACATTGGAACAAACAGCGCGACCAGCATCGTGAGAACGCAAATCGAGCGTGCGACTTGAGTCAGTGCTTGAATTATTTTCATGCGTTGAGTAGTTGAATTGCTTCGTCCGCTTGGTTGTCAGTCAGTCCTTCATCCGCGTCAGTCCTGACCAGATTGTGCCTCACATTGTCCATGTCGTTTCGGTCGTCGAGAATCACGAACCGCCGCACGCCGCGTCTGCTGTTTGTCCGCAGCCATGTCTCGATTTCCTCGCCGCGATTCGCGTTGAGCGCGATGCCTCCGGTCGTTTCATCCGCGACCAGATTCGGCGTGCTGCCCAGCCAGCGCACTTCCGCGTCCTTGCCTAGCCGCTGGAGCAGGAACGACACGAGAACCGGATTTTGTCTCCACGATGATGAGATGACCAGATACGCTCCGGTCTCGCGCAGGATGCGTCGCACGCGCTCCGCCATCGCTTCGTCGATTGTGCCTGCCGTGTCGTGCGTGTTCAGAACGCCGTCAACATCCAAAAATAAAACCTTCATTTTCTCTCCTGTAATTTGTCGATTAACCATGCCGCATTGACTCGCAGTGCTTCCGTGTCGCCAGACTCCGCCGTGATGAGCGTGTCCGCCGGACATCCGTCGAGGTCTGTCTCGCTCGCGTGCCTGTCTTCGTGACTCTCGCCGATTCGTTCCACCCTGACCACGATGCCCCCCATGTCGCGAATCAAATCAGCCTCGTTTTGAAAGCGAACATCAGGAACGACGATGACATGAGCCGCCGAAAGCTCGATGCGTTGTTTGAGCTGCCGAATCCAGTAGTCTCCGCCGAAGCATCCGCGCCTCCACTCTGTGCCATACCATTGGAGGAACGGACGAAAGAACGACTTCTCGCTCTCGATGCGCTCGCGGCTGATGTTCAGCATCTGCGCGGCTTCGTCTTTCAGTGCGTCAGCGAACGACCGCTTGACCGCGACTCCTCTTGCGTTCTCGATGATGAAGTCGGCAAATGTATCCTTGCCGCTGCGCTTCTTGCCGCTGATTCCGATTAAAATCATTTCGCTTGGCGTGCTGCTTTGATTGCGTGCCCGACCGTCTCCGGCTGCTTCTTCTCCTTGACCACCGCTGGTTCATTCGGAGCGAGTGACGAGAACAAGCTGCACGCCGTGTCGTCCACCTTCACGATGGCGCGAATCATCGAGCCGCTCGCGAACGGGAGCGGAGGCATCCCGTAGCATTGACCGCGAATCTCCGTTCCGAATCGCGCAAAGTATTTGCACTGCTGACAAGTGTTTTTCATTTGATTGGTTTTTTCTTCCACGGTTTAAAACTGTGCGGTTGTCCGCCTCTCTTTTTGAATCTTGGGGTTTCTTCTTCGCGTTGTCGTTTTGATTGTATCTCTGGTTCGATTGATGCGCGGAACACTGCGTAGCGCGCCTCTGCCGATAACTCTACGCCAGACTCCTCTATCTCGTCAAGCCAATCTTCGTGCTTGCTCATGCGATTGCAAACGGTTTGTTGTGTTTGGTCTGCTTCTTCCAGCCTTCGTTCTCTGCCTCGCAGAAAATGGGCCAACTCGCGATGACGCCAGACTTCGGTGCGACCAGAAAGAAATCCTGCATGGGAGGCTGATAGTCAAAGTTATTGATTGAAGCATACTCGTCGTATCCCTTGCCCGCACCGTTCACTCTGATGCCGCGATATGCGCCCAACTGATGCCAGTGACCAATCCACCACTGGTCGAACTGGTAGGTCTTCTTCATCCGCGAATACGCGATGAGCTGCGGTGAAAGCATCCCCGCGATGCCGCTGCCGCCTCTGCACTCGTCTCCGTGACTCGTGATGACTCGCAGGTCGTAGATGCTGAATTGCAGCTTGTGTCCCTCGCTGATTGTCCAGTGTATCCGCTTCTCGCCCTGCTTCTCCAGCATTGACTTGAGCAGGTGCATGAAAAGCCAGTCGAAGTTTTCCTGCGCTCGCATCTTGGCGATTGGCTTCTTGTCGTGCCGTCCATGATTCCCGACGACTCCGGTGACCCAGACCTGACCGAACTCGTTCGCCAGCAGCGTCAGTCCCGCCGCCATTGGTTCCAGCCAGTGAATCAGGCTCTCCATCATGGAGCCTGCGTTGGTGCGCCGCAGCTCCTCGTGAATGAATCCGCTGAAGTTATCTCCAAGCATATTGACGACGATTCCCTGATATTCAAAGCCTTTCACATAAGTGTGCGCGACCTTGCACACGCTGTTGAAATATACTTTGAGGCGCGCTTCGGCTATCTGGCGATTGTATGCGTTCTTGCCTTGAATCTCCTGCGGTCTGACCACCTCGTCCAGATGCCAGTCGCTGAAGTTGGTCACCGGAATCACGGAATGTTTCTTGCCGCCCGCTTGCGGCAGCGTCCAGACCGGAGGCTTCGGGAGCTGATGCAATGCCTCCGCAACGAACTGCTCGTAGCTGGAATCCAGCACTCGCGCTTCCATCGCGCTCTTGAGCTGTTCGCGCAGCTCGCGGTTCTCGTGCCGCAATTTGTGTTCCTGCTCTGCGGTGAGAGTCGGTTGGTTCGGAATGTTTTCTACTTTGATTTTGCTTGGCATAGTGAAAGTGTTTTGGGGTTGACCATGACCTGCACGATTCTGCGCTTGGGGTTGCTGTATTGAGCGACCGACCACCTGTTCCTTCGCATCATCTCCCTGATGGTTGACTCCGCAACTTGCAAGTGTTCGGCTATTTCTTCGACTTCCCATCCTTCTCCGTCTTTGATTTTGTTTCGGAAATCTTCGACTCGCCGCGCTGGCATCAGCACTGGCTCCATTTTGATTTTGGTTGGCATTGTTTTGGAATCTTACTGGGTTTTATTGTTTTTACTAATCAGTAAGAAATTTTTCTTTCAGTGAATCACATTTCGATTTGCAAGTCTGGATATTCCATGTCCGGCAATGTCACCTCGCCGTAAGTCTCCGGCGTTGGCGCGACCGCCTGCATCGCTTGGATGCTGGTCGAATCAAAAGAGCCTGTCGGCATTGTCAGGAGCGTAGAGCCGCCGCTCATGGCGTCCACTATGTCGTCATGTTCGGATTCTGGAAAGCTAGAAATCTCATCCAGTGCCGCCTTGTTCCAGTGACCGCGCACGAACACCAGCCTGTTCTGCTCCGCACGCGCCACAAGGGGCAATGCCCGCGTCACCTTGTCCTTGGTGACCGTGATTGGCTTGAAAGGTATGTTGACCATCAGCGGGTCGCTCATGAGCGTCTGGAGCATCCCGACCTGCGCTCCGACGACTTCAATGCCTTGCGTCACTGATGGCCCGTCCATCTTTGCAGTGTTCACGATGCAGCGGACGACCGCAGGCCATTCCATGCGAGCGTGAACTATATCGGCAACGACAATCGTTCCGTTCCCCATGACGCCCATCCGCGCTCCGCAAGAGTAGTCGCTCGTCGTCTTTTCGGTGAACGCCAAATCCCATGACCTGACCCACTGGATTCCTTCCGGCTCCGCGTCGATGATTCTGATATTCTCGCGCTTGAACAATGAGCCTGCGAGCTGCACGAACTCCGCGTCAATCTCCTGCCGCGCAACCAGCAGCGGCATATCCCGACGCATGGCATCAATCTCGCTTGTGGCGATATGCGGATTGCTGTTGGTCGGGAACGTGAATGACTTCCACTCTTTGTCGGTTTCCGCTCGTTTGTATAGCTCCGCAAAGTCGTTCCACCCCTTCGGCGTGCTGATAAACCATGCCGCGCCCTTCCTGTCCATCAGCGACGGTCTGACGCTCTGCTCCCATATCTCTTTCAGTCCGCGAATGTGTGCCGCCTCGTCGAAGATAACAAAATCAATTCCTTCGCCGCGTAGCCCATCCGGCTCTTCCGCCGTCCTGAATTGCAGGAAGCCGCCGCCCAGCTTTGCGAATGAGAACTCCTTGCGTTGGTAATGCACCTCGACGTTCGGTATCTGCTTCGCCAGATTCAACGCCATGTTCCAGCCTGCTTGATACGAGTCGGATGCGTAGGTCGGGCTTATCCAGCGACACTTCTGCTTCTTGCCGATTCCGCGCTTGAACGCCTCGCCGATTCCCATGACGCCCTTCCCGAATCGTCTGCCTGCGCTGATGACCTTGAACCGTGTCGGGTCGCTGGCAATCGCAAACTGGTTGTCGTGCATCCTTGGCAGGGTCACCTTCATGCTTCGTTCGCGTGCTTCACTATCACTTCGGTCATCTCGACCTTTTGTTCAGTCTTGACTGGTGCAGCCAGCCCAAAAATATCCGTCCACAATCTCGCCGCAGCCACTCGCTCCGACGCTTTGCCGTTCCGCATGACATCCAGTAGCACCCCGACCCCCACCTCCTTGGCGGCATCGCTGGTCATCTGGGCTTGCTTGGCAAGGTAGAGCTTTGCGCGACCGATATATCTGTCTGATGTCCTCCAGTCCAGATTGTATTTCTCCGTGATTGCTTTGTGGATTTCGGTCTTGGTGTAGAGCTTGGCAACCAGAGTCGCGGTGTATTCGATGCGCTCCTCGACCTGTTGATTCGTTCCTTTGATGAAAGGCTTCTTCTGTCCTTTCCGAATCACTGGTTTCTTTTTGGTTGAATCTTCGCTCATGCTTTCCGTGTTCTATACGGTCGGCGTGTAAATGTCAATTTAATTCGCAAGGCTCTCCCGACGGCAGGCTTCGTTCCATCTCGTTCTTGATTGCGGTGATAAGTCTGGCTCCGACGAAATCTTCTTCTGGCGTTGAGTTTTCTGTTTTCGGCAGGATGTCAATCATTAGGATTTCGTCGTCTTCCTGCTTCAGTTGTATGGTGATGGTAATCATATCAGTCCTCGCATTTGCAGTCGGGATAGTTCACGCAGTATTGCCATTCGGTGCATGGTTCCGGCTTCTGTTCCTGTTTCGGTTTCTTGCGCTTGCCGAATATCGCCTCGTGATTCTCACGGAATGATTTGTCGCCCTTGACCCTGCTCCAGCTTCCCTTGTAACTCATGGTTTTGCCTCGATGATTTTCAGCAAGTCTTTGACTGACTGGGATTTGAATTTCTTTTTGCCGATTTTTACATCGCCGTTTTTCATGCCTTGCTCGCACTCGAACATCCACCAGAACAGCCACTCATTGTCGTCTCCGACAAGTTTTGCGACCGCTTCGGTGTAAGCATCAAACATCTCGAATGTATTGTTGAACATCTCTGAATTTAAACAGTCGCCGAACACTTCCGATATTTTCTCCCATGATTCGTGGAGCGCGTTGTATTGTCCGTTCCATTTCTCCAGCAGTTGTAGTTTTTCGTTCGATGTCATTTTGTTTATTGGTTTGTGAGTTTACGGTAGAGCATTACGATGAGAGTGATTGTGATTGCGGCTGATATTAAAATCAAAGACAGGGTCACCAAAGCGTCCAGTGCCTTGAGAATCTTGTGGTCGTGTTTCACTTGTCCTCCTTGATTGCGCCGACGAGCTTCTTGAAATTCGCCAGCCAGTTCCGGTTGCCGATTGGGTCGGCTGACTTCGGGCAGTATCGGTTGCCAAGGAAATCCCCGTAGCTCCCGACGCGCCCAGCAGCCTCCCAGCGTTTCCAGTTGTTCCTGATGGTGTTCATGCACACGCGGCGAGGGTCGGTCGTCTTGACGCTTAATACGCCGTAAGGATGTTTGGTCTTGGCTCCGCCTTCAATCTTGTAGATGGCGTCGGCGATGCGGTTGACTTCGGATTCAGGCAGCGCAGCGTGCGCGGCTGATGCGATGAACAGGATGGCGATGAAAAGTTTCATGATTGAATTGGGGTTAGTCACCTCCCCCGTGTTGATTGTTATGCCCAGCTCCCCAGTGCTTTCTGCGCCCGCTCAATTTCTTCCAGTGTGGTGAAATTCATTCTGGGACGGAAACCATGACAATCCTTGTATCGGTCGGAGTAACTTGAAAGGGCCATATCAAACTCATATTCCGCGACTGATTTGATGTTGTAATTTTCAGCCCAATGAATCGGGTCGGAGATAACCATGCCAGCAAAACGATTGGCGGGGTCAACGGCAACCCAAGCTGCCGACTTGGCGTTCTGCGCTTCAATGTGAGCTTGGAGCTTAATTTGGTCTTGTGTCAGGTTCATATCAGTTTTCAGTTTTTTGTTCGTGTGGTTCGCGTCGTGCGTTCCATCTGCCAATGAATATATAGACTCCCTCGCAGAACACAAGAATTATTTTAAATTATTTTCTTCAATGTTTGCGAGGGTTTTATCAGCTTGCGTTGGACATTCCCCAAATCAAATCTGATTTAACATAGTGCGCGGTGTTTCCGGTGACGCGGTAAACATGGTTCCACAATCCCGTCAAATCGTCGTCCAGTATGATTCCAATCAGCTCGCCATCCTTGGGCGTCCTGTCCTCGTTCCAAATCATGCCGTCCGCAGCTCCTCCCATCAATTCGATTATCATAAAAAAACACGCGCCAGCCTTTGTCGGTAGCCAATCAGTCCTGCATCACAAGATGCAGTCCAGTTAGTAAACAGGCTCCGCTTGATGTCGGCTGGCGCGTAAAGTGTCATTGGGTCAGGATATACACGATAAGAATAATGCAGAACACGCATAATGTTATCGCGGTTGCGGTATCGTTTAATTTTTGCATAAAAATAATGGATGGGCAAGCTAGGGGTAAGTCCTTGTCGAGAATCTAGAATCTTACGGAACGGGGCATGAAGCCCCATGTCCCCCTAGTCGCCCAAAGTAAAATCCCGCTGCAAGTGTCCACCGGAATCCAGCAGTATTTGCCCACTTGCACTTCGTTCGAGCTTTCCATGGCGTATCGCCTAGTATATTCCCGAGACTCGTCCGGCATAGGAACGGAATAAAATAGCAGTATCGGTTGCACTCGACCGACGAGTAACGGGATTGCGCGCCCGTAGTCTCATACTGCTAAAGTCAAAAGAGCGCGGCAGGATTCCCGCCTGCAATGTGTCCCATTGTTTAAGGATGCGTTTATTCATTTCGCCACGCGCTCAAAAACGCAACAGCCGTCGCATCCGTGTTCACGCTTTCTACCATGTTCACCGCTCCGTGAACAGTCTGGGTCGGGATGCCCAATCCCATGCGAGCATATGCGTTCCGTGATTCCTATGTCCAGCCGGTAATTTAACGGCCACTTACGCATGGGATGATTCGATGGGTTGTGGACTACGCAAAACTCGCCTTTGCAGATAAACGGCAGGTGGGTGGTGTAATCTGCCCAAAACGCTTTTTCGTGTTTGAGCAACTTCATATCTCAATCCCTTTCACTTTTGCTGAATAGCTTTTTTTTCAACTTCGCGCTGGTTAAACTTTAGCTGTTCATTCCTATAATCCGCCAATATTCCTTCTAGCCTTTCAATTTTCAGCTTGGCCTTCTGTAATTCAGCGCAGGTTGGAATCAGCCCGTTGTGATGGATGTATTGAACCCCGCAGGACGGGCAATTTTGTTTGTCGGTGTAGTTCATATTATTAAACTCCGCACATCCCTTCGCATTCGTTCCCAAACAAATTAATTTGTTGGTAACCGGGCTTTTTTCTATTAAAATCAATTTTGGTGATTAATTCTCCCGTGCTATGTAAAAATGGCATACCTAACAATGTATTTTGCAATTTTGCAGCAGCTTGCAGCTTTAATTCAAAATTAGCAGCCCTTTCGAATTCTTTTGGTTCATATTTTTTTAATCTTTCCCATTCTTCATCTCCGTGAAATGGGCAAAAAACGCAAGCAGAACGAGGAGGCTCTGGATAATTTTTTAATTTTATCCATTCCAAACATTGCTTTCTGGACATATTTAAATCAATAAGCGGAAATGTATTTTCTATATACGGAACACGGCTTGGCTTCATTCTATGTGCCTCATCTGTTGAAATTCCAATCCACATAAATGATTTTTTATTGCAATTTTTGGATGCTCGTTTTATTCCTAAAATTTCCTTTGTTTTTCTTTGCAATGGGATGATTTTAAAATCTGACGTGCATTTTCTTCCCAAAAGTTCAGTTTTTCCAGACGGAGATTTCACAAAAGCAGGAATTGAATTTTTTAAATAGCGCTTACCTGTTTTTTGCGAAGTTCTAACTCGCAGTTCTCCATCTTCCAAGCTCCCAGCAGTCACGCGATAAATGGGATAAGAATATTCACACTTTAAAATTTCTTTTTCCAAGTAATTTAACCAATTCATTACGCTTTCTGGCTCTGCTTGAGTGTCGGCAAAAATTGCAGCTTTCGGAACAATGGGAATCCCATTTAAATCTTTAAATTCACCACGGGCCGCCATTAACGCCATGCAGCTAGATTGAACTCCAGCGCCTAAACTAATTATGTGTATTGGCTCTTTATTCATATGATATTTGGATTACATCAGGCGGCATCTTTGCCAATGCCGCTTTAAGTTGTTTGTCGGTGTAGTTCATATTCAGTTTGCCAGCACCGGAATCGCGTGACACGATGCAAACAGCATCCCAAACAGCAGCCCCATAAACGCCAGCGTCATGATAAGTTTGATTCTGTCAGCCTGCGCTTGCGCTCGCCGTTCGGCTACCTTGCAAGGGTCAAAGATTCCGTAATCTTTCTTCATTTTTTTACCATAGCTTCCAGCTCATCCTCCAGCATCGCGACCGCCTCGTCAACCCACACGGGCTGGCATGATTCAATTCCCAGAAGCCTCATGGCGAACAGGAACTTGTCGGTCGTTGCGTTCCATGCAGCAGCGTTCTCCGGCGTTGCGACCTCGCTAATTTTTTGTTTGATGATGTTGAGTGCCATATCGGTTTTTAGTTTTTAAAATGGGGTTAGTGACCTCCCCCGTTGGTTTATCAACCTACTCGCACTCCGTTTTTATCGCACTCCGCGTGTAACGCGTTTTCGTTAAAAATATCTTTCATGCAATTTTCCGCAAATTCAACAACCTGACATCCGACCGCTTCCGACCGCAACAATTTGATTGCAGAATTAACATTAGGAGCGTAGCAGTTAAATGACTGCGGGAAGCAAGTTCCAGCGGCAACGAACATAATGCGATAGTGTGTTTTGGATTTTGTATTCATTTTCAGTTTTTAGTTTTTAATTTTGTGAGCTGCGTTGTGCCGCTCATCTGGGAATAAATATATAGACTTCCTCGCCGAACACAAGAATTATTTTAAATTATTTTCACCAATGTTTTCAATGGTTTTACGCAAATTCGTATCCCAGCTCGCGATAAGTGTCCTGCCTTGCGCGACTTTGTTTCGCCGCGAGCGGATGAAAAGTGTCCGCAAAATCGTAGATGCGCCCATGCGATTTTCCCGCGAACGACCGCAGCACTCGCCCGCTGCGCTGTTCCGCAAGTCGTTTGCTGCGTCCACCGCTCACGAGAATCAGCGTGTCAGCGTTCGGCAGGTCAAGCCCTTCGTCGGCAAGGCTGGTCGCAATCAGGCACTTCACCGTGCCAGCCTTAAACGCATCGAGCGCGGCAGCTCGCTTCTTCTTTCCCATCTTGGAAAAGCAGGCGACCGAATTGGGAATGTTTTCCGCAAACCATTCGGCGTGTTCAATCTGGTTTACCAGCATCAGCACTTGGTCGCCGGAATGTTTGCGCGCCAGTTCGATTGCGGTCATGTTCCGGCATCCGTTCTCTACAATGCCCAGCTTGATGATGCTCTGCCATGCAACCTGTCCCCATAGTTCGCCCTCGCCTCCGCGCCAGTATCTCCGTCTCCAAGTTACGGTGCGGTCGATGTCGGCGTCAATCAGCTCTCGCAGTCCGGTATCGCTTCTGTCCACAATAAACACCTTTGCACGCGCCAGATTCTCTCCGACATCTTTTCGTTTGATTATGTGCCAGTCACTGCCAAATAGCTCGCAGAACGGCTCGTGACGCGATTCGTGCGGTTCGGGCGGAGTTGCGGTCATGCCCCAGATTGCTCCGCTGCACGATTGAATCTGCCGCTGCCATTCGGGAGCCGGAGCGTGATGCGCTTCGTCCACAATGAGAACACCGAACGATGACCAATCGGTTCCAGCCGCCGCGCACGCGACCGTGACATCCGCGAACTTTGCGATGTCTGGGAACAGAGCGAGAGCAGCGTGCGCTTGAGCGACTTGCTCTTGCGTGTTAGCCATCCAGCCAGCTTTCACTCTGCAATCGCGCTGCTTGGCTTTTAGCGCAATGCAAAGTGCGGCTGCGGCAATCACCGTTTTGCCGCTGCCTGCCGGAGCCTGCACCATCCCGCGCTTGCGCTTGGTCAGGTATTCAGCAGCCGGAAGCTGATAGGGTCGAAAGTTCACGGTTCGATAACGGCAATAATATCACTGGACGCGAACAATTTGCACTGTTTTTCCTGATATTTAATTTCTGTTCCGCCGTATTTTGAAACCAGAACATAGTCGCCGATTGCAACATCGAACGGAATCTTGTTTCCGTTTTTGTCTTTGCGTCCAGTGCCCAAGGTGCGGACGATTCCCGTTTGCGGTTTCTCGACCGCGCTATCGGGAATGATAATCAAGCCGGAGCTTGTCTCTTTTGCTACGATAAGCTCGACCAGTATTTTGTCTCCAAGTGGTTTCATGTTTTTTGTGTTATTGAATTTTCCAAGTGTCGTTTCTGTTTAGTCTGATGTCGTTTGAGTCAAAGTGTTTTATCTGCCATTCGTGCGCCTCTAACGCAACGACCCAGCAACTGTTCAAATGTATTCCGTAGTCGATAACCATCACCGCAAGACCATCTCCCAGCGGAGTTTTTACCCACATGGGATGATTGAACTCGTGTATTGAGTTCACTCCGATTCTTCTTGTTTAAGCAGCTCCATCTGATTCGGGTCTGGAATCGTGCTGGTGATTGATACGCTGCGCTTCGTGGAATACATCAGCCTGCTCTCCATTGCATCCGCTTCCAAGTCGAGCGTGATGCTGAAGCCCAGTTTGAACTTCGGCGATGTTTCGTTCTCTTGCGCGTCCTCCTCCGCAGTGTGCCATGCTGCGAGAATCTTGTCCTCGCTCTCCATGATTGATGCGATGAGGTCTTGCGCTGCTTTGTGTGCGATTGCTTGTAGTTTTGCGTTCATTTATTGCTGCGGTTTATACTTGTTCATCCACTGCCAGACGCCGACTATTTTTTCAAACGCGGAGTAAGCAGCCTCGATTTCTTCCGGTGAATTGTTGCACACGGAAATCTCTCCCTTGTTCACGGTCGAAATGTAAATGTTCACGCCGCGAATTTTCTTGCCGCTCGACCGGAAAGACTGACCGTATGCCGCGAGCTGGCAAATGTGTTCGTTGTAGCTTGTTGTCGGCAGCTTCTTTGCCTTGGTCGTTTTGAAATCAATTACGGTAATTTCATCGTCCGATTCCATGATGACATCAGTTCGACCAGCGTATCCGGTTCCGACGACAACGACTTCGCTTGCCTTGAACTTGCCGAACTTGTTCAGCTCCGCCAGCACCGGAGCGACATATTGCTCCATCTCCTCGCCAACCTTGCCGCCAGCCAGCGCGTGTTCAATCTCCGCGTGAATCGCCGTGCCGAACTGCGCGGCAGCATCCCGTTCCTTGTCCTGTTCCTTGTCCTTGGACAGCACGCGATGAATGAAAGCGTCGTCGGCTTCATTCGTCAGGCGCGGAGTCGTCATGACAGCCAGCACCGCCTGTTCCACTTTCCACGCGGTCAGCGCGGGCTTGTCGAGAATTTTGAGGTAGGTCGTGACGCTGGGCAGCAGGTTCAGCTTCTTGGCGTGACGCAGTGTGGTCGGCGTCGTGCCGGAGCCGTCCGCTTTGTCCACCTCGTGCATGGGTTTGCCGTCGAGTGAATACCAGTGACCGCCTTCGGAGTAATTTTTGATGTTGGCTACGGTTGACATATTAGTTTCGTTGTTCAGTTAAGTGCCTCCGCATCGTATCAGGATGCGAAGGCATTGCAAGCGTTATTCTTCGCGCTGGGATTTGGAGGTCGGCGCGAGCGTTCCGGCTTCCAGCAACAGCGCGACGCGAATCAGGTCGCTGCTGATTTGATGCACCTGCCGATAATACTCCGGTGAGAACGGGTCAGTGCCGATTGCCGACACGGTATCAACCGCCAGCTTCAGGCAGTTGCCGACCGTTGCTCCATACACCGGAGCGTGTCCGGCGCGAGGCTGCGCGGTCGCGGTGACGCTTGCCGGAGCCGGAGCAGCAGCAGGCTGGTCTTGCGTCTCCGCGTCGCCGATTGCAATCGCAGCGTCCTCGCGGGAGCCGCTGGCGCGGAGCGTAACAGTTTGTCCCTTCAGTCCGGTGAGCGCGGTCGCGCACGCCTCGTTTTCCAGAGAGTGAGAGAACTCCTCGCCGTTGATTTTGAGAACGACCCACTTGTTCGGTGAGCCTTCCTTTTTGAACTTGGACGGCATCACATCGCTGGTGACGGTTACGGTGACAGGCGAGAGTTTCGCCAGATTGGAATGGTAGCAGTTTTTAGCCATAGGTTTTTTCAGTCAGTTGTTTTGTTATCGCTGGCGTTCGTTCCTTCTGTCCGCCCGTCAGCAAAGTTATTAAATCAGATTTTATTTTAGAGTCAACAATTATTTTTACAGGCCAAGGTCTTCTTCGATTTGAATCAAAATATCGTCAGCGCAATGCTTCACTTCTGCGCCGAATTGTTTTTCGGTCATGTTGTTCCAAAAATAGTCGTCGATGCAAACCACATCAGGCAAATCTGCGTATCCGACTCCGCATTGAGATACCAGATATTCGTTCAATGCCGCGAGAAAAGATTCTTTGGTGTATTTCATTTTTAGTTTTTGGTTGAGTTGGGGTTAGTGACTTCCCCCTGTTGCTTCAGACATACTTGTTGCGAATCAGAAAGCTAATCAAATCAGTCCGACTTCCTTCGCGATACTTGCCGCCTGCGGGCCAGATGTAATACACTGTCTGACCTTCCCGCATCAGCTCGCCCACCATCTGTTCGGCTTTGTTTTCCAGTTTTTCAATTTTGCCCAGCATCTTGTCTTCGCGGCGAAAGTGAGCGATGTGTTTTGCTTCAATCAGTTCTTCAAATGTCATTTTCATATTTGGTTTCGGTTTTTGGTGAGCTGCGTTGTGCCGCTCAACTGAAACGAATATAGAGCATCTCTAAAAAAACGCAAGAATTATTTTGAATTATTTTCGCCAATGTTTATGCGGGTTTCCACGCGATTGCGCGTTTTATTGTTTCCATCGTTTCTGTTTTTGTCAGTTTTTCTGGCTGAAATCGCAGCAGCCGCCATCCTCGCACCGTCGCCTCGTTCGTTCGCTCCATGTCCCGCAGGATGTTGGTCGGATGGCTATGCGCGCCTCCGCCCTTTCGCCAGATGCCCCCTTCGACCTCCAGCATCACTCGATGGTCAGGCCATGCAAAGTCGGCGCGGTATCGTCGCTCCGGCGCGGCAAACTGGTATTCGGGAGTCGGTTCCGGCAGTCCGGCAGCTTTGCACGCCGCGCTGAATCGCTCGCTGTAATCGTTCGCAGCCTTTGAGAGCGATGGTGAGGCGGTTTTGGTCGGCAAATCGCTCCTGCGAGGTTCTGGAGCGGTTCTTGATGGCTTCCCGTAGCTGCCGTCCGGCTGCAAAACGAATCCTGCTGGTATATCTCTCATGTATATGTCATCTGATGACTTCTCCAATCATCGAAATAGGAAGCAGAAATCCAAGTGAAGCAAAGTCGTCCCCGCCTTTGACATCGCTTCGGATTTTCTTTTCCGCAGCTAATCGTTCCAAGTTTGCCATCAGAATTTCAGTGTCAAAAATAACCACCGCGTTTGCGTGACCTTTTTCCGATAGAATTTCAGTCCAGTATTTGCTCGCGGTCGCCGCCAGACCGCTTGGTTTTCCTCTGCACTCGTATTCAAAGTAAATGTTTCCCGTTTTCAACCAGCAATCCCGTTCCCGTTTAACTTCCATTTGAATCTCGTCGCCAAGAATCGACAACCATTGCTCTCCCTGTTGACCGTATTTCAAATCAAGGTCAAACTTTTTTCTGATTTCGTTGTTTTTAGATTCGTTGAATATGTTCATTTCGGTTTCGTTTTGTTTTTATTTTTAGACAAGCGATTGGTCGTTCCACTTCCCCATCTCGCACACCAGCCCAATAACTCGTGCGTCTGCCGTGTGGTTGGTGACCCAGTAGTGACACTTGGAACAAAGCGGAATCCAGAACGGCTCGTGAAGCAGCAGCTTCCCCGTTCTTCCGTGACTATGATGACACTCGACCGCCTTGCCTCCGCATCGCTGGCACTTCTTTGCGACAATCCAGTCTTTGACACGCGCCCTGTATTCTCGCGTTTGTTTTGCGCGTTTGGAACTTTGGCGTTTGGTTTTTGGCGTCATTTTGATTGGCAAGATACCGTCCAGCATTTCCCTGACCTGCATCCAAAGAGCTTTTGCTTTTGGTTTCTTAAACATAATTAAATCCTCCGCCGCAATTTGTTTGCAGCATTTGAAAGCAAGAGAGGCTCAAACTCTCATTGCCAGTTTTGGCTGCGGTCATGACTCGCACACCACCGGAATACTGTTCTTTGTATGACTGCATCAAATGTCCCGACATATTAGGGACGGAGGAAATTGTTCGTTGAGCCTGCTCTGCGATTCCAGAATCAACAGAGCGTGAGCCGCGAGAGAAATTGCAATGTGCGGGCATCTGTTCTTCCATGTCATGCCTTGTTTCTGCGCTCGATACGCTTTGCCCTTGGTCGCGCTCTCGCAGTTGCATTGGAGCGTTTCAAGGTCAACGCGATGCCATTTGGTTTTGCTCGTGTTTGATTGCACAAGGAACACGCCGACATCGCCTGTCGGTTTCACATTGTCTGGAAATACGGTGAGGTAGTTCATTCTTTCCTGATGCTCCCGTCAGACATCTTGAAATACGATTTGCCAGACTTGTCTTTGAGTTGTTCGACAATCGTGTTCTTGTTTTCCCAGACGCCTTCGTTCTTGAGCAGCTCGCGCATTTTGTATTTGCTTTTTACAAATCGCGGCATATTCAAAGCGAACGCGCCTTTGACTTTTTTCTTTTTTGGCACAATGTCTTTGCCCCAGCGGTTCCAGAACCAAAATGCTAATGGAGGATTTTTCATTCGGTGACAATTTCAGTTTTAATGACCTGACCCTGACGCATACCAATGCTACGCAGAACCATTTCAATCGCGGTTTCCGTTTCAGCCGACAGCGCGTAACTGGAGCTTGATGTTTCTGGAATCACGATGGTGACCTTGGTCGCCGCCGAACTAACCTTGTCGTATCCAATGCTGACATTGGTTCCGAACACAAGCGGCAATGTTGTCTGCAAGAGCTGGTCGAGCTGGCTTTCGCTCCATTCGGGGTCTGCGGCAAACTGACCGCGCATCGCTTTCTCTCCGACGCATCCGCTCTCGTCCAGTATCAGTTCGGCGACCGAACTGTCTTTGTCCGCCATCAGATGCAACAGCAGCTTCAGCGAATCCAGCATGACTCCGCGCTTTCCATTGATGACTCCGTAGTCAGAGCGATGGCAGGTCAGCGTGAATATCGGTTTGCGAACGCTGGGCGACAAGTTGACGGTAACATCGTCGGGATGTTCGCACATGGATGCGATGATGTCGTGCATTGCGTATCGGATTTTTTCTTGTTCTTCGTTGTTCATTTTGTTTTTTTTGGTTAATTTACTTCTTTCAGAATAGCCTGAAAAATATTTGGTCTTGATTCGCGGACATCGTAATCGTCTCCAGCAGCTTTCTTTGCGGCACTATGCGCCGACACGATTGAAAACGAAACAGGCTTGCCGTTGACTTCGGCAACATACGCTGAACCGTTCCACTGGGTTACGATGTGAATTGATGTTGGTTTCAATTTCATTTTGTTATTCTATACACTTTTTACCGTAGGTCAATCTAAAATTGGACGATTATCAAACCGCGTGAATTGCTTCATGAACAGCAGCGGAACTCTGCCAACTGCGCCTTCGCGGTTTTTCTCAATATCGCAATTCACTTTCTGGTCGCGATGAGTTTTCTCTCCGTCCATCTCCAGCTTCCACACGGAGTCCGCGTCCTGACCAATCGCCCGCGACTCGCGCAGCTTGCCGTCGTCGTTCAACTGGCTCAACGCCATGACCGGAATGTTCAGCTCCATCGCGATGCTCTTGATTCCCTTGCTGACGCTGCTGACCTCCTGCTCGCGGCTATCTGACTTCGGATTGCTTACGAGCTGAAGATAGTCAATCACCAGAAACTTGATGCCGTGCTGCTGGTGCATCCGTCGAGCGAGAGCGGTAATCTCGCCAATGCTCATCCCGTTGCAGTTCTCGATATACATTGGCATGGCTGACACTCTCGCACTCGCGGACGCCATCGCGGCAAAATCTGATTCGCTCGCAACACCGTCGCGAACATCAAACAGGTTCACGCGAGCCTCCGCGCAGATTGCCCGCACCGTCAGCGCGGCAGGCTGCATCTCCAGCGACATGACTCCGACAGGAATCTTCTGGAGCGCGTTATGGACTGCAATGTTCAACGCGAGCGCGGTCTTGCCCGTTGACGGGAACGCCGCCAGAACAATCATCTCCCCGCCGTGCAAGCCGTCGGTCAACTTGTCCAGAGCGTGCAGTCCGGTTGACAGGCCACTGATTTTTCCCTGCGACGCGAACATCTCCTCAATCTTGGTCAGTGCCGACGAGGTGAGCTGCTTCATTGTCCGGCTCCCCGACCGCTGACTGGGTCTTACTTTCAGGATTTCCCGTTCCGCTTCGGTGACGACCGCATCGACATCAGAGCAGTTCATGACCGACTGACCAATGCTCGCGGAAACCTTGAGCAGCTTCCTCAAGGTCATTTTCTCGCACGCCAGCTCCAGATAGCTTGGCAGGTTCGCCGCGCTGGGAACCTCATCCTGCAACTGCGCCAGATACGAAATGCCGCCGATATTCTCCAGCATACCATCGTTCGCCAGCTTCGACTGGAGAGTGATGAGGTCAATCGGCTGGCTGGTCTCAAACATCTGCGCCATCGCCGAATAAATTGCGCGGTGACGGAGGTCGTAAAACGCCTCTTCGGCGTCGGTCGCGAACTTCTCGACGCATTGACCAATGCTCTTGTTTGGGTCGAGCAGGCAGCATCCAAGAACGCCGCGTTCTGCTTCTTGACTATTGGGAGGTAGTTTGTCGTTTTTCATAATTGGTGTTCAGAAATTTCCGCCAGTGTGAGGCTTGATACGCCCGCTGTCAATAGAAGAGTTTGATGTCTGCTTAAAATTATTCACTCGCTCCTCATAGATTCCAGTCCAGCCGCTTGCGATGCTGAAATTGATTGCAGCAATCGCACGCTTCTCGCCCATCTCCTTCAGCTTGTTGAGCTGCATTTTTGAGGCGAGCGGCGTCATCTTCTGACGCTTCTCTTTCCGGTGCGTCTCCCAGTTCGCCCAAGCCGCAAGAAATCCTGCGGTCTGAAGCTCAACAGGAACTTCGGTCGGTTCAGCCTTTTTCTTAAAAGCCTCCCCAGCGGCGTCAGCCGCGTTATTGTTTTTTGGAGACGGAGACGGAGACGGAGACGGAGAGTTGACTTCCGGTTGACCATTCGGTTGAACCACGGTTGAACCACGGTTGAACACTTGCTTGGCAATTTCAGCTCTGGCTTGTGCGCTCTTTAGGCCTTTTTCCCTTTGTTTGTCGCGATATTCAGCCTGCTTGATGCGCTCTTTCTCAAGCCTGTCGTTTTTAAGTGAGCCGTCCTCTGATTTCGGGAACTTGGAAAGCACATGGTCGGAAATCTTTCCTTTTGCTAACAACTGTTGCCTTTCGGTTTCAACCGGAATTGAACCACGGTTCCATTGCTGGCAAAGCAAAAGGATGTATGCCCCTACTTCGGATTGAGTCATGTCGGCAACTCCTCCAAGAAAGTCGTCGGCGTAAAATTGAAATGCTGGTGCTTTGTTCATGCTTCTCCTTGTAATGATTCTGTTCGCGCTACGATGCTAGACATGGGCGCAAATGTGCGGGAGAATCCGCAGTTGGAACCCCACCGTAGCGCGAACAGAACGATTATTTGTGTGCTTGTTGTCATTTGCTTTTTGTTACGCTGGTGTCTAGTCAGCGACGGCTGCATTGCAACCGTTCGGGTATCATGGAGCGTCGCGCTCCGTTTTGCAAGTTTTATTTTTATTCCATTCCGTAATTGTTTATTCCAGTTGGAATTATTATGCCTTCTTTTCGTTTTAACTTATTGCGTTGAAATAAACTGTAATCAACATCGTGATGCCAGCGATTATATCTACGAACCACTTTGACAACATCTGGATGTTGTTGCTGTAAACTTTTAGCAAATTCAAGTCGCTCGTCTCCTTTGTTGTAAATAGTGTCGGTGTTTCCTCCGCTCATAACCATAGTCGCAACTTTTGATTGCAATAAACAATGAAACAAAATAGTGCAAAATCCAGATTTTAAAACGCGAATAGCAAGGTCAGTGTCTTCGTTGTATTTTCCTCGCCATCTAAAAGGAATTTGATTGTCTATTAAAATACAAGAATAGATGCGTGTATTTGTTCTAAATGGAGGTTTTTCTCGACGCGCTCCTCCTGAAAAATGCCTGTATTCAAATCCAGCAAGTGCTACATTTTCGTATCGGTTAACAAAATCTTCGGCGCATTTAAATATTCCTCCTGATTTTATTTTAATTCTTTTATTTCTATTCAGTCGTTCAAAACCAGAAATGTTATCATCCAAAATCCAATGTCGTTTTGCACCTTCACTTATAGCGTGTTCCCAAACCCAATTTCTTGCTGGAATTGAACCTTGATTAAGATTTTGAAATGGCAATACAAGAATTTTTTCAGGCGAAATTACATTTGAATATTTTTTCAGTTCTTGAGGTTCTATTACAATACGATACGGAACGCTCATTTTTTCAAGAGATTTGCTTGTCAGTCGGCTTTCCCATCTTCCTTTTGATATAATGTAAATTGGATAAATCGGGTTCATTTCTTAATTGGAAAAAAGAATGGTTTAATAGTTGGAGGTTTATTTAACAATTTAGAAAATTCAACTAAATCTTCAGATGACTCAAAATGAACTGTTACTGAAAATTTAGCCTCTCGATTTGGTTGAACAAATTCTGGCATACCAATCCATTCTTTGAAAAAAAATTCATCTTTGTTTGAATCAATTCCAAGATTTAATTCTTCATTGTTCATAAGTCAATCAGGTCGGTTGATTTGACGACCGCCAGCGTGCCGCAGAATGTCCGAATCAGCACCGTGCCGTCCCCGTTGTCGCGCTGCACATACACGATGCGCGAGTCGCTGTATCCGTAGCGCGGAGCCGTGTCCTTGAGCCGCTTCATGCCAGACCTCCGTTTTCGGAAATCAAAACATCCCTCGCCCAATCCGCCGACAGCTTGTTGCCGGAGTAATCCGCGTCACCAATCTGGTTTCCTTTGGAGTCAACTACGCGATTCACCGACTGGCGTAGCCGCTTGTCGTAAAACCGTTCGACAAAATTTCCGTTGGCGCATTTGACTTTGCGTTTCATTGCGCGCCTTTCGCTTTGGCAATCACGGCGCGGATGGAATAGAGCAGCTCTGTGTTGCCCTCGTGGCAGCTCTGCGAGTAGCCAACCGAACCGTCCGACACATGGACTGACAGGAAACTCTCTGCCAGCTCCAAAGCCGTGAGCATCTCCGGCGCAGCAGCTTCCAGTGGCGTCGTCGTCCACGCTTTTGCGTAATCCTCGTAACCGTGATTCTCAAGGATGAGCGCAATTTTCATGCGGTCGATTTTGCCGTCCTTCTGGAGGATGTGTCGCGGATAGTCGTCCATGTCGTAAATGAAATCGGAGTCGATGCGCCATTTGGTCGGGAGAGCGGGATAGTTTTTCATATTAGTTTTTGGGTTGATGTTATTCAAAGTCGGGTTCGGTTTGACGGGCAGCAAAAGCCATCTCGATTGCTTCATCAGCTTCGGAGTCGGTGATTTCAATGTTGTTTCCAGCAGCGTCACGAACGGAGGTGATTTCGTATTCGGCAGGTTCCGGCGGCTGTTCCCAGCTTCCGTCGTAGCCCTTGTGATATTTCAGAGTCACGGTGATGTCCTGCTCGATGTCGTTGCGTTCGATGGTCATTTCGATGGTCATATTATTTCAGTGTTGATTGTTACTTGGAGAGGATGGTGAACAGCTTGCTTTCGAGCGCGTGAAAGTCGGCGATAATTGAGTCGGTGCATTTGTCGTTGTAATCATTGCCGTTCTTTTCGGCAGCGAAGCGGTTGCGAGCGGCGGCGAATACAACGGAGATGTCCTGCATTTCTTCTTTGGTCAGTGTCTGTTTCATATATTTTTCGGTTTCGGTTTCGGTTTCGTTGGGCGTTTGTCGCTCAACTGAAAATAAATATATACACTTTTCCGAAGAGCGCAACAATTATTTTCATTTATTTTTCATCACCTCCGTAGCCCATCTGGTCAGCAATTTTCTCCGCTTTTGCGTCCATGATTTCCTCGCGGATTTTCATCTGCAATGCGACCTGATATTCCATGATGCCAATCGCCGTTCCCTGCGTCGTGTTGGTGAACACATTGTCAATTCCCTCCATCACCAGCGCGTAAGGAATCCCCAGCTCGTCCAGACCGTGCAGCGTGCGACCCATCAGCTCCGCCGTCACTTTGAGCTGATGATGTTTCACGGCGTGTTGGTCACGGTCAGCGTGTTCAACCTCTTCAGGATGTCCTGCATCACGGCGGGAGGAACGATGTAGTTTGTTCCGTCCCATTTGATTTTTCGGTCACTGCTTAACACCACTATCCGCGTCACGCAACCGCTGAAGAGAATCGTTGACGATGACACTAATAGTATCAGCATCGCCGCCTGCAATCGCTTTGTCGCTTTTTTCATTTAGTTCATCGAGTGTTGCCTGTTGCGTGTGCGACCGCGACCAAGCGGCCAAAACAACAGGCAACAGGATTAGGACAATTTCAATTATCCCGCCGACAATGGTCATTTAACCGGAGCCGCAGGAGCCGCAGGAGCAGCCGGAGCCGCAGGCTGCTTGTGGATGTAGCTCCACGCGATTGTGATGCCAATCAGGAGCGCGCCTTGCGTCTTGGGGTCGGTCAGAACATTGCTGATTTGCGTGAGTTGTTCGGGAGAGGCATGACCGGACGCGACGAGCGAGCCGCCGACGGTTGCAAGTATAGCGCGAAGAACGCCTTGGATGACATTGGTGTTGAGGAGGCTTTTGACGATGCTGTTCATGATGTTCCTTTGTTGTTTGTTATTTTACCTTGAAAACCAATTCAATCAGAAAAACGATAACCGCAGAACCGCCGACCGAAATCCAACGCCAACGCTTCAAGTCTTCAATGTCGTGCGACTGACGAGCCTGCGTCACGGCATAGATGTCCAGCTTGGCTTCGATGCGAGCTAGAGTTGCGTCCAAGCTGCTTGCGTTGTAATCGGATTCGCTCATATCATGCCTTGGGTTCCTTTGGTTCTTCCGAAGCGCGAACGGACATCCTGCCGCACACGATTCCGACAAGCGCGCCGACGACGGTCTGGAACGCTGGGTCGATAACCTTGAAGATTTCCGTGTTGTCAACTTTTTCTGAAAACAGACCGACCATTAGCGATAAGACAACGCAAAGCACTACGCTCGATAGAACGCAGATTGCGATGAAGGTGATGGCTTCGTTGACCTTTATGGTTTTCATTTGACCTGAATGTAAACGATGTAACCGCCAGCAGGGTTTTTGCGAACATTGACGCCCTGAAGGTTGTCGGTTGTGATTGGAACATTGGCACTGATGCCGCCAGCTTCAACAGCCGAAATGATTCCCGCCATTTGCTCTGTTGTTAGCTGAATAGGCTGAACCACGGTAACAACATTGGTTTTGGTGGTAACAATGATTGAACTCGCGGTAGCAATGTTGGTTGCGTCCTGCGCGTGAATAACTCCCGCCAAAGCGAGACCGATAGCGATGATTGATTTTTTCATAAATGTTAATAATAGTTTTGTAACGGATATCTAATGTATAATTGTCCAACTGACCAATCATCATATGCTCTGTTCCAAATTGCAATATCAGCATAATATCCAGAACAACAGTTGCCGTCTCCGTCTTGACTATTTGCAATAACCATTCCGGCATCAGAAAAAGAACAAGTCACAGTTGCTTTTAAGACCGAGTTAATATACAACTTTGCAGTTGAGCCGGAAATCGTTACAGTAAGCATATTCCAAGTATCAAATGGAAAATCAGTTCCACCAGAAAGGCCAACCAGTGAGTCTGACTCAAATACCATTTCGTCCCCACTTCCAGAAAAATACAAAGACAAACTACTTCCAAGCCTGAACACCCATCTTGCGACATCCGTATTTTGAGAAATATTGACCCACATATTAAAAGTCATTGGGTTATTTAACATACTGGATGCAAACATTGCATTGCCGGATTGGTCGTTATCCACCCTCATGCTGGCATTGCTTGCTGGGTCTGTTTCGCCAGCTTTGTAAACTTCACCTGCATTTTCTTCGTAATAATACAAATTATTAAAATTAAAATCAGAAGTTAGAATTTGGCTGGCCGCATTGAATGTAGAACCTTCAACCCACCAATACTGTGCAAGGCTAACTCCAATCCAAGGAGCGGCGGTAATATAATTAGTTTTAGTTAAAAATGTTCCTAAACCTTGAGAATTAGTCGCATTAAGAGTTACGCTAAATTGCAAATTTGAGCTATAAGGATTTGAATAGTCATATGTGGGGTCTGACAAAGTTGATGTGCCACCATCTCCAAATAGCCACTTGTAAGAAGTCGCGCCAGTTGTGGAGTTAGCAAAAGTAACAGTATCGCCGTCAAACACTTCTGTAGCGTCAGCAGAAAATGCAACAATCGGAAGCGGAAGTATAGATTGAGCTTTGGGCTTTACTGCCCCAAGAAACGCTGGGTCGCGAAAAGAAAAAGCCATCTGGGAATAAGCAGTTCCCGCAATCAGAAACAAAATTAAAACAAGATTCCTCATGGCTGATACGGAGCCGCAAACACATTCGTTCCAAAACACTTAAACGCAATGACTCCGTTCGTCAGCTTAACGCTGTTGGTGTTGTTCGGACTCCAGAGCTGCGGCCAAGCTACGGTGACGCCAGTTCCCCACACGGTTGCTCCGATGTATTTTGCAAAACCGTTTGAAGCAACTCCCGTTGCGGAAGTGAATGTGATGTTGTTGGTGATGGCGATTTCAGCCAGATTAAAATTCAACACCGCAGTAGTCTGGGTCGTGCAATTAAACACCAGATTGGTTGGGCTTAAATTGGTTAATCCCGAACCATTGCCAATAAATGTGCCGACATAATTTGCATTGATAGTTACTGGAGTATTGAAAGCCAGCGTAGTTGCCGTTCCGCTTCCGCCTTTTACATTTATGTATAACGCGGTTCCGTTTTGAGATGTCACGCGAACTCGACGCACCACATAAAATCCAGCGGCGTTGGTTGAGTTGTATTGAGCCGCCGATTGAATCCAAGTGTAAAGATTGGTTGTTGCCGCCATTGTCAAAGATTGTTCGGCTCCAGCGCATATTGGAATGAGATTTGTTAAGTCGTAAGAAACAAAAATATCAGGAGCAATTCCAAGCGCATGACCAGCACCGCTGCCGTCAGCTTGAATGTAAAAATCATTCACGAATGGGCCAGTCACGGATTGATAAGTATTGGTCGAAACAATGGACGCAAAGTATGGGCCATTGGGATAAGTTCCCGTAACAAAGTTTGTAAATCCTTTCGTGTATGAAGTAGGAGCATTTGCTCCAAATTGAAGCGACACGGTGTTAGTCGATGCTGTTAAGATGTTAGAGAATCCAACCGTTGTTGTGTTGGTTGTTCCGTAAAGAAATGCGCCGTTGTTTAATACAGAGCGAACAAAACTTGCCGTGACATATTCATTGGCAAGAGGGTCGAGCTGGCTTGTGGAAACATCGTAAGCGTGATTGGTGACATAAATATCACCAGCAAAATACGCATTGGTTTTGAAAAGCGAATAATTGGTGACGGTGATGTTGTCAAAGTTTGTTTTGCTTGCAATCAAGTTGGTAACAATGGCAAGGCTCGCCGCGTTTGAGGACGATATTGAGGACAAAAGCGAGTTGCTGATTGTCGCTCCTTGAGTCGCTGAAATGTAATTGTTGGTGACAAAGCTCACCACTCCGTTTGACACTGTTGAACCAGCCGTGTTGACAAAGTTGGTCGTTGCCAGCCCATTTGTGACAGACGCCGTGACAAAGCCGTTTGTTGCAGTGTTTACATAATTGGTCGTTGCAAGGCCATTGGTGATTGATGAGGTGACATAGCTGGACGGATTTGACGACAAGTAAAACGCCGTTGCGTTGCTTTGAGAAGCGGTTCCAAGCGTCCAGATTCCAGACGGCAATCCGTTGGTAGCCGATTTGACATAGTTGGTCGTTGCAAGAGCGTTTGTCGCCGTGTTCACATAATTCGTTGACGCAAGGCTGTTGGTGATAGACGCCGTAACATAATTGGAGGGATTGGAATTAAAATAAAATGCCGTTGCGTTGCTGTATGAAGCGGTTCCAAGACCTGAAACATTTGCTGAAGAAATGTTGGTCAATCCCGAACCATTGCCAACAAAAACAGAAGCGTAATTGGTTCCGCTTACCCTTAAATCACGGTCAACTACCAAATCGTTATATGCTTCGACATAATCATTGCCGTTACCAGTTAGGTCTTTAGAAATTTTGAAGATATTAACGGCTGAAGGGATGGTTCCCATGTTGGTGTTGTATCTAATGTCGTCTTGATACCTCCACCAAAATTTAAGAAAGCGCGGAGTTTTACCTAAAGAATTTGTTGCTCCAAGATAATTGTCATTGTCAATACTCGGAGAGAACACAATTCCCATATTAGTATTTTGAGCTTCGGGATAATTTGTATCGCCTAAAAAATTGTTCCAAACTCCAAATCCAACATCTCCAGTCAATGCTACAATGGAACCAGACAACGCTTGGTAAATCGAATTTGTAAATACTGTGTATCTTAAATTAGCTCCAGCCTGTCCATTGGTCAAGCCAACCGTAGTGGTGATTCCGCTGACAATAGAATCAATTTGCGCCTGCGTGTAATAATTGGTCGCCGGATTCGGAGGAAGAACCGAAGGATTGGCGATGATTGAAGCAAAAGAAACCGTGCCAGTCGTGTTCGTGCCAACAACCGGACGCCAGACCGTGCCGCTGGAATCAGACGGGTTCAATTTGTAATTGCCCCAGATGACATTGGTGAACGAGAACAGACCGTTCGTGTCGGTCGTCGCGGTCTTGGGGTCGTTGCTCACGAGCTGACCGTTGTAAGTGCGGTTCAACGGCGACACAATCGAGAGCGTCATCGTGATGTTGCTCCTTGGGGCCAGCCCGAAGTCGGTCACATTCCCGAACAGAACATTGGTCTGCGCGAAAACAGCAGGCGTCAGCAGGATTGTCAGAAATGCAATTAAAACTCTCATTTTTGAAAGACTAGTTTTCATAAGTTGGACGACACAAGCATTTTTTTCAGATTTTGGTTCCGCTGAAGGGCATCATTTTGTTGAGATTTTCCCTGCGTTTGGCGCATCCTCCGCATCCCTGAACATTTGTTCCAGCGACAAAATCAATAGCCTTGGCGACCGGATTGGCAACCTTGTGAATCAGGTCTCCGACTCCCTGAACCTTGGCAATTCGATTCGGCGTGTATTGCCGGACAACAGCGTCCAAGGATTGTTGTTCAATCATCAGCCAGTCGCCGTTCAGCGAGCCTGCGGCAATCAGGGCGTCGGCATATCCCTCCGGTCGGGTCGCCCTGCAATCCTCAATCTGCTTGATGCTGATTCTTACCATGTGTTTGTTGGAATCGCGATTCTGCGCCAAGCATTTAGCCCGACAGAAATATACAAGTAATTTGTGTCAACTCCGATAAGACCAGCTCCGAAGCCGTAGGTCGAGCTGGATGAGTTCGTGATGGTCGTCGGGACAATTTGCACTTTCTCAAACTCAAAAGATTGAGCTTTGAATTGATTCAGCTTGCCGTTGAGCTGCGGAATCGCCAAAGAATAAATCGCAACGCTTCCCGTCGCCGTGCTTCCAAGGCTGGAGAGATAAACTCCCGTGTAAGTGAAGTTCGTGTAAGTGTTGGTGTAAATCACCGTATTGGTTCCGAAAACATTGGTCAGGTAATTCGTGAACAGATAAGGCGTCGAAAGATTTGTGCGCGCAAACGGTTGCCATGTCGAACCGTCCGTTGACATGAAGTTGGTGAACGATTTGTTTGTTCCAGTCAAAGAACCAGCAACATCGAACTGCCAGACATTCGTGTATCTGCCAAAGTAATTTGACGAGCTAAACGAATATCCGTTGGTCAGGAACAGCGTGTTCAGACCTGATGTTTGAACATAAGCAGCATTGGCTCCGTTTGTGGCCACCGTCAGGCAGTTGGTAAAATTGACGCCCAACTGATAGGAAAGCCAGACATCGTTGTTGTTAATCTTAATCCAAGTGTTGCGTCCAATCCGCTCGCCGCTTCCGCTGTCCGCATTGGTTCCGACATTGATAAGGTCAAGCTGGGCAAACGATGAGAACGCTGCCAAGCACAATAATGTAATGAGTTTGTTTTTCATGGTATAAAGTATCCATCCGCCGTTCCCCAGCCCGCATCCGTATCTGTTGATATTCCAGTTGTCCCAATCGCGTCGGCGTAATTGTTGGCGACTCCGTGTTGCGTTTTGAACGCGGTCAGCGATTCTCCGTAATTCCACACATTGCTGCAAGAAAAACTCCAATCGGTCTGGCTTGGCATTTTATACCATTGAGGCGTCGGAGTAAGGTTGTCTGATGTAAATTGCAATGGCGCGCCTGTGGGAGCGTGCAGTCTTGCTTCTACAAGCGGTGTAATCAAAGGAACGCAAGGGTCGCCCAACGGGTCGCACGGCGTCCCGTCCTGATTTTTTGCAACGCAGGTCGCAGGGTCGCCGCCGTCAGAAATCTTTTCGTCTTGGCTTTTAATCCAGAACCTGTCGCTCATCGCTTGATTGATGGACGACAACCAAGATTCGGTTGGCAATATAGACGGATAATCGGTGTATTGGACGGTTGAACGAGCGGGCCACTTTGGACTGGCAAGCTCCGGCGAGCCAAGAGGCAAAATTGCAATAATCCCCACTTTTGCGCCAGTCGATTGAACATTTCCCTCTTCCGCCGTGATGGCTCCTCTATTGTTTGTAGTCCTGACAAAATATCCCTTGGGAGCCAAGTCGTAAAAACTGAATCCAGTTGCGCCGTGAGATACAATAAAGCTCCCAGTCGGCAGCGAGCCTGTAAAATGAAATTGCGTGTCGCTGTCAACTGTCACCGTGACATTGCTGACCGTAATTGTGTCTCCAGCATTGATGAAATCCACGGCATCACCAGTCCGCAAAAGCGGCGTTGAGGCATGGACAACCGTGACGACTCCGCTGCCCGAATCTCTGCTCATGCTGACGATTGCAGCCTTGCCGCAAATTGCAAACGCGGTTGGATAACGGTCTGTCCCTGTTATTTCGCAAGTAGTCGCATCCAAGACCTTGAGGTCGCGCATTGGAGAGCAAGTGACTCCAAAGCCGCCGTTGTGACTGTCGGTAGCGCATTGATTCGGCTGAACACCGCACACGCCCCAATAATTTTGCGAAGGCAGCGGCTCTTTGATTTCAGCCCATTTGCTTGCCCAAAACGCTTCTTGATTGTTTGAAATAAAAGCGCACGAGTTATTTACAAAAGGAGGAAGGTCATAAAGATAATTATATTTAAAACGACTAAACGGTTGCCAAGAACCGCCTCTGTCGCTTGTATCAGTTGCTCCATCTGTCCAATGAGTTGCCATCGTTGGAAGATAACTGGGAGCATATTGACCATATTCGTAACAAAGTTGCGTTCCGCCAAATGGGTCTGGCGAATACATATATTTATCAGAATAAAAATCAAACCAGCCTTTGTCGTAATATGCTTTTTCAGTTAACGGCGCACCGTATATTGAATTGTCATATCTTAACAAGTCATTGGAATTTGTTTCTGCTTCGCAATATCCAATAGAAGGAGATGTTCCTATCATTTCTTTTCTAACTACCATTGGAGCAACTCCGCAGTTTGAATCGGTTCTCCAAGGATAAACCGTATCGTCTGTCATGTCCCATTGATTTAATAATTCAAAAGCGTCTGATTGAACTTTAGAAAATTTATATTCAGAAGAAAGAACAGCTTTTGCGGAATAAGTTCCAGAATATTTATAGTCAGCAAAATAAATTGGGGTTCCCAAATGACCAGTTCCGTCATCTGTATAAATATGATATTGATTAAAAGCATCACATTTAATTGTAAAAGAAAATTCAGTATTGGTTAATTTTAAATCAGTAATTGTAAAATTTCTGTAAACTTTATAATCATCGCATTGTCCGGCATTGCATCCAATTCCAGATATATCTAAATTAAATCCTGCCAGCCAAGTTGCGATTCCGCTGATTGGCCCTTGGTAAGTTTGATAGCCGTCAATAGTTTTAAACCAAGGAATTTTCAATGTGACTATTGAGCGGTCGGAGTCTATGTAGGTAAGGTCTTTTAATAATTGTTTGTTGCTGTCAACGACTGAAGTATTATAACCAGATGAAATCAATTCTGGATAGCCAGTCACCTGCATCACCAATGGAACTTGAAAATCTCCTCCGCAAGAAAATATACTGCAAGGCTTCCAGTAATCCCAATATGTTGACGGACACTCAAGCCAGTTGGCTAAACCATCCGAATAATTCATTTGCGGAGTGCAAATTCCAACTCCACCAACAGACAAAGAATTAACACAATGAGTGCTAATATTTTGAGAGCCGCTTCCGCTGCTAACGCACAAAGGATTTCCGCCTCCATCAAATGATTGTTGCGTTCCAGAATAATTTTCCAAAAATGATGCCGTATAATCAGCAGATTGATATTTGGATTGAGCCAGCTTGGGAGTGGTTACATAATCATCCACAAACCCCCATCTTCCGTTCCAAGATTTTTTGGATTGGACGGTTTTAAATCCTCGTCCTTTGCAAAAATCCATGTTGCGTCTAAAATCCAATGTAGCTGCCGTCAAAGCAGTAGTCGGAGAGGATGATATTTCAAAAGTAAATGTGTTTACATCAACTATTGATGCAACTGTCCAGCTTCCATTAAGAACCGCATTGGTTCCAATTTGACCCGATATTGTAAATGTTTCGCCTCCAACAATTAAACCGTGACTGGATTTTGTTGCCGTTATTGTTGTGCCGGAATAAGCAAATGTAACTCCCGTAAGAACGGTAAGGCTTTCAAAAGTTTGCGATGGATACGGATAAGGCCAAGGCCCAATGCCCATTCCATTTGAACCGCAAGATGATGGCGTAACAAAACAAGCTGCCGCGCCACTGTCTTGCCTTGAAAGAGGAATTGAATGAGCGGGAAGCGCAACTCCGCAATCATGGTCAGGAGCTGGCAAAGCAGTCAGCCAAGTTTTTATGTCCGTTGAGTTTTTCTTATAAGGCAACGAACAGCAATTTATGTAAGAACTCATGCACTAGATTGCGGTGGTTGCGCCGTTGACGCAAATGCTCGACGGAGTTAAAAATTCCCAATAGTTGCCAGCGTTGTCGGGGTCAAGACTTCCGCTGACGGCGGGGATTGCAGGAATGTAAGCGGGATTGTTATTGGTCGGGTCGGTCGCCGAAAGCGTTGGAACATCTTGCAAGCATACCCACTTGCCTGCGGTTGCCTTGACTGCCGTCGCGCTGCCAGCGCATACGATTCCGGTTGTGACGATTGAGTCGGTTTCGAGAATCTTGACCACTTGGTTCTTTTTGTAACTGTTTGCAGTTGGGTCTCCGTAAAGTCTTTTGCTTTCAGTCCAGAACCATCCTGTTGTCGCTGCACCTTGCGCTCCGCCAAGAATACGCCTGCGAATCTTTTCAACTTGCGACGAAAGAGCCTGCACCGCTTGCTTGTGAGAATCGGCTTGAGCGTTTGTTATTCTAGCCCTTTTCCA